AGCCATTCTATCAATAAAACTGGGCTATTCCCAGTTATTTATGATAGATCAGGATCCTTGGGAATCAGGAGTATCGATTGGCTCCTCATCCGTTGCGAATAGATTCTCGTTCTTATCGTCGTAGGCATCCCACCATTGAACCTGTAGATCTACAGTAAACTCTTCAATAGTATCTGAAGAATCGTAAGAAAGTTCAATAGCACTTACGTTTGTAGGGAATACGCCATGGAAGACATACTTCTTAAGTACAGGAACATTCTCACTTGGTTTAGGAAGACCACTCTTGATATCATTGGAGAAACCATTAGTTGAAGCTAATGTGTTTCTACCCAACTGATAAACAAAAGCATCTTTCTGATACTGAGATGGGTTGATGAAACCAGTAGCATTGTCATGCTTGTTGATTCCATTCATCCATTGCTCGAAAGCATTTCTCAGGTTGAATGAGATGTCATTGATGACGGTAATTGTCCATACATCGAATGTTCTGTCACCAGCAATCTTAAGATTTCTACCTCTAAAAGGAACGTCGATAACGTTGATGTTGGAGGCAGGTAGAGCTGCCGCTTTAACCATGAATCTTGATCTATCAAGTTCAGCGGTTCCCAAGTCAATGAAACTTGGGAAAGCAAGTTCTACCTCAAACAGATTGGGTCTAGCAGCGCCACCAATGAGTTTTGCTTTGAAATCCTCAATGGTGCGATCCTTAATTTTTGGCGGATTGAATGATTGACTAGCCATTTTGGGTTAACCTCTTCGTTGAGTATTTATTTAAAATCAAGCAGCACCAATGACTTCATCAAAACTGATGCCAGTCCTAGTTGCAACAAATGTGAGACCGATGAAGTTAATGGATCTTGCAGGTTTGACGAAGATATCCGCCTTGAATTGGTTGGAATCAACAACGTTTGGTGTGTTGTTAGACTCGTCACAGATAACTACAAAATCAGTAATACCTCTCTTGGCCTTAACATCACGAAGATATGGTTCAACAATGTTCAAGAAGTTTGTTCTTGTTAGAACATCGTTAAACTCAAAGAGTTGAGCTCTTGCAGCTCTCTCGATTGTGGCCTCAATAGTGAGGAACAAACGACGAACGTTGATTCTATCGAAAGCAGAAGCTTCCTTAAGTGCGGTCTTGTCACCATATAGAATCATTCCAGCACCAGCAGAGAAGATAACAGGGTTAATTCTCTTAGGATAGAGTAGATCTCTTTGTGCCTGAGAAGGATTGTATGCAAGTTTAATTGCATTATTGATCACACCTCTTTGTGATCCAGCAGGAGAGAACCATGGATAGGCATTGAGTGATGTCCTTGCCATGAGTCCAGCCACGTCACCATTCAGAGGAATATATCTGAAGGTGTTGTTGAATCTATCGAAGGTGTACTTATAACCAGAGTCAAATACTGCATAAGAAGAAGAGGACAGACTATCATAGAAGTTAATAATGTTGGAAGTCTGAGTGTCAGAATTCGTTAGTCCAACAACTCCTGATCTGTAAGGAGAGATGCAAGCAACACAATCCTTACGAGTATTAGCGATAGAGATTAGTTTATTAGCTTTTGCCTGAGATTCGTAGATGGAAGAACCACCAGAAGGACCTTGAAGCAGATAGTTAACACTGTACTCGGCAGGATTGTCGAATACTGTGTAGGAACTAATGATGTCAGCAAGTGTTGTCTCCATTCTTCCTGCTTCTGGACCGTAGTCGCGAGCAGACTCAAGAGCCATGACCTTAGGACCAGCACCGTTGAAGGTGACACCCTGAGCATTCTTACCCCAAGTACCAGTAGCATCAACTGAATATCCAGAAGGAGTTGCAAACTTAAGTCCAACACCTGTCTGTGCAGCACCGACATAGAAGTAGTCGGAGAAATTGGATACGTAGTTCTTGTAGTTGATGTCTGTTGCAGGAGACATCTTAGCGTCAGCAGCCTTAGAAAGGTTGGTCCACTTCTCAACAAGGTTACCAGCAGTTCCAGTTACAGAACCAGTGTCATCAACAACAGCGATGTGAATTTCATCGTGTCTGGAATTTCTATCCTTAGCATACTGTGAAGTACCTGGTCTAGAAGCGAGGTTCTTCCAATAAATTGTAGAGTTCTCTAATCCTAGAGTCTGATGATTATACCAGTCAGTTGCGGTATTGCCTTTTCTAGCCGTTAGACCAGAACCAATACCCGACATAACAATAAATGTCGTGTTAGCGAAAGCAACAGTGGAAGCAGTGTCCATAACAATGTTATCGACTACGGTTGTGAAACCGATTGCATTTCCAATGTATGTTCCGTTTTCGGATCTAATTTGATCTCCGTACCAAATCTTAGTACTGTCTAGATCAGTTCCCATTGGGATTAGGGTGGAACCAATACCAACACTAGTTACGGTGAAACGAGTTCTTTCAACTCTCTGTTCAGCACCAGCAGTGTCATAGATTCTATAACGGTTAGCATGGTTTCCAGGTGTACCACCTGTGTGACCACCAGTGTTATCGAAGAGTCCTTCGTCGTAACCTAAGAAAGCGTTTGTACTAGAACCTTCCTCATAGTCAAGTTTAGACCACTTATCATTAGTGATGCTATACTTGTCTGTAAGTTTTACGTCAACATAAGATGGACCGATGTTAGTGATAACACCTTTAATGTATCCAGTCTCAATTCCGACTGTTCCATCTGTTCCTGCAACACTTGTGGAGAAACCAGCAGTAATTGCATAACCGACATTCAGACCGAATGTACCGATTGCAAGTCTCTGGTCTGCCATCGCATCGATGGTGCAGATCTTAAGTCCGTTGGCCCATGTACCAGGGTTTCTGGCAGCAAAGTTCCAATCGGCATCTGTTGTATGATTGTTGTAGTAGTCTTCGGAAGAAGTAATGGATAGGTTTGTTAAAGCAACGCCGACAGAAGCCTCGACAGCGTTTGCATTTGACAACTCTTTGTGATTAGTTCTAATTACTCTTAGTACTCCACCATAGGAGAGATAAGACGAGGCGGTCATCCAGTATTCAAACTGGCCGTCCTGCGAACTTGGTTCTCCGAATGTTTGGAGTAAATCTTGTTCAGTTTCGATTAGAATAGGAACGTCAACTGGACCTTTAGCAAAAGGACCAGCGATAGCGCCTACCTGATCATTTACATCATCAATTCTTCCGATTGTAAGATCAACTTCTTTGACCTTTACGCCTGGTGATACTAGGTTTAACGACATGTTAGGACCCCTTTGAAGAATTTCAGCTTTTCCCTATTCATATTTAGGAAATAGCATTCTTGACTGGGGAAACAATGCATGAACCCTCTACCAGTCTGGATATATGTCTTCCTTATTATTCCTTCTTTTAGTCTTTACCCTCGTTTTAGTACACTCTTTACATTCATATGAGTACGACGACGGGATATCACCTCTACTTTTTCTTATTAGATAAAATCCATCAATCAAGTCTTTAACTTTGCCACATGTTCTACACTTTCTCTCATGAAGAACTAGGTGACCAAATTCAAACTCTTCATCAATATTCATTATTTCTCAGCAGCGTATAATGCAAATGTTGATGTTGTGATAACAGTCATCATATTAGCAATGTGTTGTTTCACATCCGAATCACATGGTTTAGCTCCAGGAAGGAAACATCCAAATATAGTTGCTCCTACTATTCCTAACTGGAATAATATTACAACCCGTATAAGGTTTATGACTTTACCCTTTGTGTCCATCACAAATAATCCCACATGTAAGCACGATCTCCGTACTCATCTAGATGCCACCTATCTCCATCTTTATCGACAAATGATGTTTCATCAGTAATACCATCACTCAAGAATCCAAAAGGAGCCATGTCTTGTTCTATTTGATTCTTTTGTTCTTCATATAATCTCTTTCTGACATCTTGATCAGTCATTTCTCTGAAGTAGTCCTGTTGAACTAACCAAGCAAAGATAACCAAACACATTGCAAGGTCATCATTACAACCTTCTTCTGCCTCAAACGACTGGTTCTTTTGAATGAACGTTGTCAATTCTGCAATAACATCATAGTCATTGATGAGAAGTTTATCTGCCTCAATCAATGCCTTTAAGTTCAATGCACCAATCTTCTTGACAGTCTTAGACATCTTGACACCCAACTGTGTCCTATTGCCAGAGAAACCTGTACCCAAAACTTGTCCTGCTCTTCCTCTCATGGAAGTCATCAACATGTTTTCATATTCCAAATCATACTGTAGAATGGCAGCAACTTGATCTCCAATATCATTCACCTCACAGAGAATGTATGAATTGTTATATGCTTTTGCAAATTCTAAAATTACATTAGGAAACAATAATGGTTTAATTTGATTGTTCCTATACTTTGCAACCATTTTATATGGTAAAGTAGTAGTATCAAAAACACAGAAAGCTGAGTAGTCTTTTTCTACTCCTCTAGCAACGTCAACCGTAAGAATATAATCATGGTCTTCCTTTGGGTTCTCATATATCTCTCCTCCTCTTGGTCCCTTTCCACATGGTTCATCATATGCCATGGACTTCAACTTGGATGGCGCGATCAAAGTATCGACAGATCCAAGGAACTCACACTCAAACTCAACTCGGAATTGAGCTTCGGAAGTATTCTTAATAGTCTGTTCTTTCCAAGCCTCATCACGACCAGGAACCTCAGACCAATGCACGTCTGTAGTAACGTATTCATTCCTAGCCAATTCGGCATCATGCCACAATCGGTAGAAATGATTCATACCTTTGGGGGTAGAAACAATAACTACCTTAGTAGATTTACCAGATGAAATAGTAGGATATACTGAACTAAAGAAGTCGTCTGCAATATGGTTGGGAATGAACGCAAATTCGTCCAAGAAGATGATGTTGAATGACATACCTCGGACAGCAGAAGCAGATGTAGATGCCGCAAGGATCTTCGATTTATTTTCAAGTTCCATGGAACCTTTGTTCCAAGCAACAATACCCTGTTGCATCCAAGTTGGTAGTGCTTCATAAGCCGTTTGCAATCTACCTAATAGTTCTCTTGCAGTTTGTGCTTTGTTTGCAAGAATACCTACGGTCACACTATCGTTGAAGATTGCATAGTGTAGAAGATAAGACACAACAGTAGTTGACTTTCCAGACTGTCGTGGCATCTTACAGATATTAAATCTTTTGTTGTGGAAGTTGTTGATCAACTTCTCCTGAAATGGATACATGTCAAAAGGGACTAGACCCTCATCCAAGTTGATGATCTTTACATAATTTCTGGCAAAATAAACTGGATCACCCTTACACTTAATGAACTCAGCTACCTGTTCTTTGGTAAAGTTGATCGGGGTATTAGCTTTTTTTAGATTGGGATTACCAAGATATACGTCACTAGTTGCCATATTTAAGGTTCAATCATTAACAATGGTTTAGTTGGATCTTTCTCCGTAGGCATATAGTAGATAACTTTACTGCCTGGATATACTTTTTCTAACTCTGCTTGAACATCTCTCTTTAGAGGTCTTCTCTTCTGTGGGAAGAACATTTGAATAAATTTAGTCTGCCCTCTGAAAATAAACGTAATAGAATACGTACTTCCATACTGAGCAATTCTTCTATATGCTTCTTTTAGGGCTTTGTAAGACTTCATGTTCGACCTTTTTAATTATTTAGATTCGTTTTGTTGTTGCTTTAACATTT